AAAAGTTTAATAAACCTGAAAAAGAAATTCTACAATATAATTGGGTTGAAGATTTATTACGTAACGCTATGATGAGAAAAAGGGAAGATGAATATCAACTCCCGAAAGCTTTAGATAAAATATATTCAAAAAGTATTTATAAATAATGCCACCACAGACTAAAACAATATTAGAATTATTGAGTGGTGGGAAATTTCAAACTTCTAAAGATTTGCCAACCCTAGAAGAGTCCGCTCATGGCGTTATAAACAAAATGATAGCTTATCAGAAAGAATCGCAATCTAAAGTATTATCCCCTGCGGGAAAGAATATATTCGGTCAAGACGCACCACCATTTACAGTGGGAGATTTAGAAGATTTAATTATCTCTAGCGGTAGGGGTAAGGTATTATGGAGGGGAATCAACCCTTGGGTGAGAGGTATGGTGGAAAATGGTAAGTTCGTCGGTGGAGGAATAAGCACAAAGTTTCCTGCATCAAAAAGAAAATACCCTTTATATCTGACCGAACACAAAAGTATAGCTGAAGGCTATGCAAAAAAAACATGGGAGATTATAGCAGAAAAAGCGCGTCTATTGAAAAAATCCGGTGGGAACAAGGGCAGGTTGCTAAAATTTGACGTTCCTGAAGATTATATTAGTAAACACGGTAGATATATTGGTTACGGTTCTGGTGAGGTGAGATTCGATGAGGGGTTGCCAAAGGAATTCTTAAAAAAAGTATCTAAGGTAACTGATAGACGTTCTGTTACTTTTAACGGTAAAACATTTAAAATTTTAAAGAAATAAGAGTGAAATAATATGCCACAAGATATAAACAAATTATTAAAAGATATGATAGAGGCTGGTGTTATAGACACATCTAAATCTACACCTTTAGAACGAAGAAGGGATGGTTCTAAGTTTGATATAGAGAATAAAGATCAATTTCTTAGGGATATTTTAAAAATGAACAAAGGGAATGCTATTTTCGTGGAAAACAAGGAAGACGATGCTCCAGATTTATTAAAAAATACTGTGGTGGGTAATGAAATACTTGATATGATAGAAAGCGGTAAGATGGGGAATATGGAAGCTGCAGGAATCTTAGCTGAAATGTTTACAAAAAGCAGACCTAATATATTAAGAAACCCTTTCGCAAGCATTACTGGTGCGAATCAATTGGAAGAAAATCCAAGCGGTTCCAAATCAATAGATGATATTATAAGGCAAGCAGATATAGTAGAAGCTTTTACGCCTAAAGACGCTACCAATGTAGAAGTTAGAAGTCAAGACATTAAACCAGAACAAGACCCTCGATATGGCATCCCAACGGATGTAATCGAAGAGTTGTTCGAGATGCAAGACAATGTAGGTAGAGGAGAAAACACAGATTTACTCGACATGCTTCTTAGAAAAAGCAGAACAACACCGGGGAAAACTTTATAAACTCCTAATTTCCCCTCGTTAGTGAGTTCCGGCGGGCTATCTTTTTGGCTCGCCGTTTTCTTTCTGATTCTTTTTCATAGAATCTTCTTTCACGGTATTCCTTCAAAACACCAGATTCTTCAACAACCTTTCTAAACTTAGAAATCAATTGGGTTGTATTTTGATTCTTTTTCTTATCTACCCCAATCGGTTTTGGGTGGAACACTATTGGTTCTTTAGTCATAATTCCTTTCTTAATGATCATATAGACCGCTATAAAGCCTTCTAATCCGCCGAATACGGGACTTTTATTTATTATTGCCAATAAGTATCGTCTATTTTACTAAAATTCCACATAGGTATATGCACCACTGGTTCGCCATCATACCCATCTCTATTATTATGCCTTTCCATCCACCTAATCTGATAAATGTTTGAAGGCTGTTGATCTGATATTGTACATACATAATCACCATCCGTGAACCTAACCGCCAATTCAAAAGGTACACCCAAAGACTTTGATAACGCTTGTCCGTTGAGAATCTTTTTTAAGCTGATAATATAGGTATCATATTGGTCATGCCTATTATTTCTTTGTTTTAACTCCATAAAACGCATCGGCCTATTATAGTTATTTAGCATTAAATAATCTAAACTGTATTGCGGGGGAAGTTTCTTAGGACTTTCTCCATTACTGTTAGATATTGTTTCTATAAAGCGTTCTTCATTCGCTATATCCTCACTTGTTTCAAATCGTGGTCTGGCCATCTAAATCCAACCTTTCTTTTATTATTTCTGATTTTTTTTGTTCGTGGTTTTCAGCAGACTTTAGGTCATCGAATAGCTTACAACTATCACCCGAATAACCTACTTCCACCGTACCTGTTGTACCATATCTATTCTTAGATACAACTAACTGTATTTCATTTTTTGTCCACACCCTATTATTAGAATCTGGTTCACCATATCTTGATATGTATGGATAGTATACAAATGACACTATCTCAGCGTCTTGCTCCAAGTTCCCCGATTCCGCTAAATCTGATAACCTTGGAACCGCATCAATCCTATGTTCTATATTCCTGTTCAACTGTGAAACTAAAATAATACATATTTCTTCTCCTTTCGCCAACCATTTATATTGTTTTGTAGTGTCACCAATCTTATGTCTTAAATCCCTTCTATCATTAAACGGATACTCTATTAGACCTACATGATCATCTATCACTACATCGGGCTGAACCCTACGTATTTCGTGAAACGTATCGGGTATGTTTCTAATATTATCATACATAAATAACTTGTCTTGATAGTTTTCTGCTATGTAATCCATAGCTTTATTAACACTACTTCTATCATTAACAACCCCATGCCTAAGCCCGCGATAAGATATATCATCAGATTCCATAGCTATAAACTTTTTCATCATTTCAGTATTCGGCATTTCCCTGTTAAACATCATCACTTTTAAACCCTTATTCACGAGACTTCTTGCTATATTCGCTGCTACTGTAGTCTTCCCATGTGATGGTCTACCTGCTATAATTGTTATCTCTCCCCGCGTCATCCCTTGCACAACACCATCGAGTTTATTGATTCCTGTGTTAATAATCCCCTTTCGGTTGAATATAGATTCATGTGTTTCTTCAAGTGCTGTCTCTAAATTGAACCCTTCCGAGGGTTTCAAACTTATCAAATTTCCGACCAAGTTGTGAAAGTCGTTTAAGGTAGCGTCTATATCCCTAGTATTATCTTCGGTTAGCCTACTTATTTCTGCGGAATAATCTGTTAATCTCCGCCGAATCCAATGGTCATGTAACATCTTTGCGTATTCTTCCGCTCGGGATGGCGTTACTTCCCCAGTAGCTATTGACACTATTTCATAGTTAAGATTGTTATAAACTTGCCCTTTTTGAGGGAAGTTATGGGCAACGGAGATGGCGTCAATTGTTTCCCCATCTTCATCTAACCTAACCATCGTTTCCCATATCTTCTTATGGAAATCAAAATAGAATACGTCAGGTTCATCTATCCATCTTCTGACTAAATCCATATTTTGAGGTTTCATTAATAAAGCCCCCAATAGGGCTTTTTCTGTTGATTCGCTATGCAAGTGTATTACCCTGCCTTTCTAATCCTTCGTTGTAGTGTTTTGGATATGGCTTTTCCTCTAACAAGCACTTGGGCTTCCATCGCTTGTCTATAAACTTTATGTACCTAAACTGTCTTAAATTCATTCTTATAGCATTAACCTTATTCTCTTGCAACTCTTTAGTTCTGCCGGAATATCTTTTTGTACCGGGCTTAACTGTCATTTGTATATTATGGAATACTTCATTATCATATTCCCAGAATACGCTCTTGTGTTCCCCATAGAACGAGAATGAGCAAGCTTGATATACTATTCCTAAACCACCGCATCTTTCATCCGCAAAAGACTGTATCCACCTAACTTTAGGGAATTTCTTTTTTATATATTTTATACTATAGCTAATGGCCATGCTCTCGCTGTTTCTAACGGCCATATCATGTAGCCACATTCTATTTAATTCTAAATACTGATCTAATTCCGTGCCCTCCACTACACTTCCGCATGACGCGGGGTTCATGGCATATCCATACTGCAAAACACCGATAAACTTTTCATCGATAAAAACTCCTAAATGTATATATGTAGCATTGTATATTTTGCCAGAATAATGATTTTTTATTATTGTTTTGTTTGCCAATCCCCTATCTATTTCTTTTATGTAAAAGTTATCTTTCCCGAACCCAATTACCTCTTTTTCGCCGAACAGTGCTTGTTGGTCACTATATATATACCCTTTTTCTATTTTATCCAAAACTAATCGACTTTAGGTGGCAGTCTGTCAAGCCTAATCCTTTCTTGTTCCTGCCTAGCTCCATAAGTGGAACTCTCGTTAATAATCATAGCCCTTAGATACCTTAAATCTTTTCGTTCTAAGTACATTTTCTTTTCCAAGAACACTCTGGACATCTTTCTAACTACGATATCTTGGACAACTTCAATCTCTGATAAAAAAGAAAATATGTGCAAAAGATCAACTTTTTCTTTTGCAACTTCACTTATCTTAGATACAACCAAGTCTATAACATCTAAAGTCTTTGACTCCCTTTTTAGCCTACGGACTTCTATGCTTTTAGTATAGTCATGGCCAGAAATTGTATGCCCACATGTGGGGCATTTTGTACTCTTGCCTTTTACCCTAGGCATCGCAATTACTACACACCTTTTCTTCCATTCTCATGTTGTGCCATACGCTTTTTGGGAGTACATCCACTACCTTAGAATCATATTCACCACTCATCCAAGCAACTTTACATTTTGGGCATCTATAGGGCATTATCCCAGTTTTCATATTTCGCATCCCATTAGCAATATTCAATCTCTTGTCACTATCTACGTCAAACCATTCTTCACTGAAATAGTAAATCAGACTTTCCATATATGCATATTCTCTTATCCTGTAATAATCATTGTCTTCTTCTATTCTTCTTGACGATTTTGGGGCTAAGTCTGCGCTCGGAGACGCTTTACCATCTCTAACCATTTGTCGTATGGTTGAATTACGTAAGCCTCCCCATAATTTTCCCTTATCAACTGTATGTCCACCATTTGTTCTGGTAATATCCATTTTGCTATTCTCTTTCTTATTTTACATTGTACTTTATAATCATCCACTACTAGGTCGACCTCAGGCTCCATGCCTAACGACCTGCCATCTGAACCCCAAGCTCTCTTCGCTTCAAGCCCATATTCTTTGGCTATTTTAACACAATCTCTTTCAAACTTTGAACCTTTATTTTTAGATGGGCTACCCATTAGTTGTTTGTCCGTGTTCCATTTCACGCTCCTTTTGTATTTCCATTCTTTCCAAATCATCACGCGATTCTTCCCAAAGCTCTTCAGAGCACGAACCACATATTAATTCATCAAACCATCTATTAAATTCCTTCTCGCATCTTACACATATTCCGATGTTGGGCATATTTCCTCCATTTGTTCTTTTTCTATCCATTTTTTACCACTATTATCTAACGAATCATAATGAACCTTACACCGATCACACAGTCTATAGTAAGATGTTATAGAAAGAACATCCGTATAGACTGAAGTTTTCTTTTTACATAGACTGCACTTGGTTCCCAAAACGATTTTCTTTACCATCTTCCTTCTCCTTGTCTATCTTTTTATCAATGTATTTAGAGAACTTCTTTATATCCTTTTTCATTTCAATATAGTTTTCTACAAGAAATGACAATCTTTCAAGGTGTTCTCTATGGTTTCTTACTACGGCATCCAACATAGTTATTTCTTTTTCATATGCTTCCATCGTAGCTACTAACTCTTTGTAAGTCTTCTTGTTCTTCTTCATTTTACTCATTTATTATCCTTAATATTTTGAGGGGGTGCAAGAAAAGCAACCACCCCCTCGCTACCACTAACCGCAGGAACTTAAAAGTTCTGCCAAACCAAATCGTATTTTTATCAACCGATAGAAACACATACCAATCAAGCAACCCTTTCATTTTTAGAGTTATTAATTGATGCCCTTGCGGATTGGTAATTCTTATATTTCTCCCTTAATCTATGTATCAATATATTATCTTCCTTTTCTGATAGGTCACATATGGGTTTCTTTGGGGCTACATCTCGCTTTTCGTCAACCATTGTATCTATGCCCTTAGAATGACCCATTAATTCTGTAAATATCTCTTCCAATTCAATCCACTTTTCCACTTTCATCTTCAGTAATATCCCTAACTTCGAATCCTTTTAATAAAGCCTTTTTACATACCCAATCGCAAAAGTCATTAACATCTTTTTCGGTCATATCTTCTGTCTTTTCTATCCTAACCTTGCGAAGTGAGTCTTCCGCTTCTTCTATTTTTAAAAACTTCAGACCAGACATCTCAACCACTCCACCCCTTTCTATTCCCACAACATATCTCAGCTATTTGATCTTGGTTATATCCAAGTTCCTTTAGGAATAAAGCCATGTTTTTATTTTCCCATGCTATCAATTTATAATCTTCATCTTTATATTTATCATCTATGGAGGTTACATTCAAAATAGTCTCAGGGTCTTCTGCTTTTAAAATACAAGTTGTACAAGTTCTTTCATCCATACTGCCTTGAAACTTGTTGAACTTATCCCCACATTCAATACACGTAATTTCAATCATAATACACCTTTGGGTCTAATTCTTCCCGAACAATGTCGCTAATGGTTACATCGTTCAAATCTCTACACCATTTACAAACAAAGGTCTTACCCTGCAATCCACAAGAATCTATAAATCGGTAATCCCTGTATTCAACCTTATGCTTTCGGCATATTTGACATTTCATTTTTTTCTCTGCCATTACTCCACCTCGCTTTCTTCAACACATTCAGCATTTATGTAATCATCCTCTTCCAATAGCAAAACACCACTCAAATCAACCCCAGCTTTAACAAGTAATGTTTGTTTCGCTTGTTCTTCTGTTTCTCCCACAATCTCGTATTTATACGAGCAAGGCACTATGAATGTGTATATTCTCATCCTTCTCCACCAGAAATATCTTCTATTCCTACATTTTCTTTGGTAAATGTGCGTTCCATTGTTTCTACTCTTTTATCTAAAGACATCAAACCACTTACTACATCATGTAAAATATCCATTACTTCTAAAGTGGTGTCAATAGCGTCCTTACTCATTTTTTCATTTCTCATCTCAACTTCGTTTCTCCATTCAGGTTCTTTGTTCCTATTCCTTCTATGGTTTTTCATATTATTTTTAAAAAGATGTGCGCCTCCAGACTAATCTAAAAGATGAGAGGCGCACGTTGTACTAACTAACTAAAAGGGCAAATCTTCTTCTTTTTGTTTGCCATCAGCCCACTCAAATATCATAGATACTTTAGCGGATGTTCTTTCATTCCCCTCACGATCTGTCCAGCCATCGTGGAATAGTCTTCCGATTATGGGCTTGCCCGCTACATCCGATTCATCCAACTCTGGTAAATAGTATCTACCTTCGCTTTCTTCTACCGTGACCCCAAGAGAATCAACCAAATCCATATAAGATTTATTTGAACCCATACTTTCACTCAATTGTGGGTATTGTGCCTTATTTGGTTTCTTAAAGCGAAAGAATCCTTTAGAGTATACTTCCCTCCCGACAAAAGCCGAACCACTTACAGTCTTCCCATCTTCTGTTTCAAATTCAGTATCACTATTATCTTCAGCGATAATGAATGATAAAGTGTAAATATCTGAAAGGTGTTTCCCCTTCACGACTATATTCTTTTTAATATTCAAAGATTTTACATGTGCCTTGTAATCTCCTTCTGGTATTAAGCCTTGAAAATCCTTCTTTGGGTCATACCAAGCATCAGTTGTCTTTGTATCATCAAGAATATCTATAACATCACTCATATTATTCTCCTTCTTTTATTTTTTCTATTTTTCTAAATACAGCATTCATATCGGTTCTTATTATTTCTCCATTGTTTACGCTGTTCATTATCTTGTTTTTCCATCCATCATCCAGACCATCCATTTTCTCCGCCAATTCAGCAACATCATCTTCACTTAAAGACAAGTCCTGTTTCCTATACACATCGTCAGCTATATTGCATAGCCTGTTGATAGCCCTTTTGAATCCATTTGTATTAGCACTCGCTAAGTTTTTGTCTATGTCAATTACATTCTCAGGTGTGTGCGGTAGGTTCCTTTTGAACTGTATCCTCGCAGCCCCCGGCGAAAAGAACCTTCGCACTACACCTTCATCCTCCACAACTAACTCACCAGACACGATAGCCCATTCTGAGCCTAAGAATTGTACAGGCTGTTCACCTGCGGGCTTCCAAGACCATACTGGGTAATTCTTGTTTAATTCATTTCGCATATACGCTTCATCTACATAATCAAATCCATCTGGTCTTGATTTGACTTGACCTTTAGGCGTAGTCCTTTGAGATATTTCCCTATGCTTATTAATCAAATCTATGTTTTCTACTTTTACTATTTTAGACATTTATTCTCCTACGTATGGACACATACTACGAACATCGCAGTATTGCTCACACTTTTTACCGCCCCAGTTTTCTTCTTCCGTGCAAGCCGAGGGCGTGGTTTTAATTTCAAGGTGGTGCAACAAAGCATCCCTTTTTTCTGTGAATTTTCTTTCTATATGATCGTTATGTATGTACGGTACTTCAACCAAGTAAATCTTTCTGTCGATTCCCCTATCTCGGGCCATCTGTATGCCACCATCCCGAACCGTAATCTGTATATACATATTGTCAACTTCTTTGCCAGCTTTTTCAAGCATGTATCTATAGCAATTCAATTGCCATCCCCAATCACCAAAATCTGCCTTTTCTTCATCTATATAAAATTGCTTAAGTTTACGCACCGTTCCTGCCAACCCCCATTTTGTCTTTCGCTTATAAACCGCTCCCGTAGGATCGTCTCCAAAGAAGTGTTGTATCCCCAAAACTTGCGCTACTTTATATGAACCAGAGTTCTTATAATCTATCAACGATTTAGACTCCTCATCGTACAAGTCGGCAATACCTGTGATACCAAGACTTTCCATAAATATTTCTGCATACTCTTCTTCCGCACTCTCTTCTAATTTCTTATGGTGCAGAGTCCCCGCTAATGCGAATGCATGCTCTTGTGGGTCTATAAAATAGTCTTTTGTTCTCTTCAAGTATGCTTCACAAGTCCCAGATAAACACTCTGTCACCGATGGCTTTCTATCGGGGTCTCTTTGCTTTGATAATTCTTTAAGCATGGGAATAGTTATCCCCATTCTCACCATATCTAATTTCCCATTTTCGAATACGTCTTCAAATAATATCTCTTCCCCATCTGGGTATTTAAATCCTATTGCACTCATATAAATTCCTTCTTTATTCTTTTAATTTTCTATTTAAAATTAATGCTACCAAAACAACTTTCCTATAAAAAAATACTTTATTTTTATCTTGTTAAGTTATTTGGTGTACCGTAAATTAACGGTTACAGAAAAGTTAAGTTATTATATATATATATATATATTATATAGTTATATAATTATTTACTTCTCTCTCTTCTGTATTTACTTCCAATCCACTAAACTTATTTATTCTTCTAAGTATATAATTATCTATACTCTCTAATTCGAGAATTTCAATAAACTCCGGTAAAGTTAATTTGCTATTTTTCTTAAGAAATTCTAATAGCTTGCTCTCCGTACCATCTTCCAAATGTTTCCCAAGTTTTGCTCCCTTTTCCACCAATGATTGACATATTGTAATCCAATTCTTTATCTTTTCTGGGTTGGTAGTGCCAGAGTGGTGTCTAAATTCTATTGTCCCTAAGTATACTCGTGAATGCATATTGATACCGTGATATCTGGAATCATTGTATTTGTCATTATTTTGGCGAGAATCAGAACCATTATACCAAGAGTCGATAAAGTCTCGGTTGCTTTGTATGATAAATAATCTTTTTGAGGGTATGGGGGTCTTTCTACACCAATTAGACTTGCTTCGGGAAGCTGGCATCATTGAATACATTATATCTTCGCAAGCATTACCCAAAAGCATTATACCAGTAAGCTCGGGCCAATATAAATCTCTTGCATCTATATGAAGATGATACCCACAGCTTCTATTGACAGAAAATGAATTGTTATGAAGCCAATCTGTTATTTTGTCTACCTCTTCAAATAATTGATCCCCTATCATGGGTTTTGATATAAATTCAACACCTTCTCCGCTGATACTACCATCTGAAGTATGTGAAAAGTTCGCATTACATTCATCTGCAATATCTTGTGCAGAACCATCCCCGCAGAAAACGGTTTCAAGCTCTATTCCACAAGCTCTATCAAACCTATTCTTTTTAAGCCCATTTGGTTCTGGTGTAGGTACATTACAACCCCTATAAGTCCTATAAGAGTTAAAGTCTACCGATCCACATTCATCGTAGCAATTCTCGCATATACACTCACCATCCGACGTATAAGATTCGTCAATAAATAGTTCAGAACCGCAATCTTCACAGATAGTGTATACATCATAATAACATAATTCGCAATAGGGGTCTCCGCAATCATTGTTAAATATATCATCACTCTTTTCTGCGCATCCACAATTAGTACAATAATCGTGGTCTTCAGTAAAACAATCTGGGCAATATGCCTCACCTCCCCCTGTTGAACAGATATAATCTATATGAACATTATCCCCACATATACTGCAAGGCATAGCTACTGAGTCTAGACATTCTTTACACAACAATCCTGCTCTATCCTGAACTTCGAAAAGTTTATTGGCCTTTTTCTCACAATGTTCGCAACGTTTTTTCATTTTCTACTCCTAAGATATGCCATAATTGGCTATTACTAAGTATGCCAAAAGCATGTTAAACTCTTTAATCCACCCAATATTCTTTAGTGCATTGTAAAGCTCTACTTCGCTTTCAGCTTGTATTTCAATCCCTTCAAGGTCTTTAACCTGATCTTTTATGTGTTCCATAAATTCTTCAAATGTCTTTTCACATATAAATGGATTCTTTTTAGCTCTTTTATATAGAGATTTAATCACATAACTTTTTGATTTTAACTTTATAGGTCTGTCTATACCTACAAGTATTGCCTTTTTCCGTTTCATAGTTTCTCCTATACTGTCATTAGTGACTGGTTATGAGTTGTCCAGTCTCTTTCTGTTTTATCACAATAACTGCATATATCGTACCCATTGAACACCACAATTTCATTTTTCTCTAACCAATCTCCGCAGAAATCGCAAGATACACCATTCTCATCTGATGATGTTTTGGGAATCTGTACATCTTCTATACAATCAAAGCACTCATATCTGGTATCTTCGATTAAAACTAATTCATCATACCTTCTCCAATCCGAGCACTTTGAGCAACTACCGCCCCATTCTCCATCTCGGTCTAAGACGATACCATTTGTACGCTCACCGCAACAATTTGTGCATATTTTGTCAATACTCCAAGTGTCTTTATAACAATATACACATTTTGCTCTAGCGTGGGAATGGGAAGACCCATACCCAGTATAATTTTGTTTATTGTTATAAGCCCAATACCCAGAAACATTGGTCTGCACTTCCGTTATGTTTGGATTAGGGGAAGACCAAAATTCTCTTGTGTCAAAAGAGTATACTTTATCTGTTGGTACTTTCGCTATATCGATTTGCAAACCTGCATATTGTAAGGCATATCCCATAATCTGATGTGTTGATGCCCAAAATAAACAACGAGCTTTCTTCCAATATGCAACTACCAACGGCCTGCCTTTCTCGTGCAGAAGATTAAGGATATATGAATTTTCCTTGACCCAGCTAATGGCATAATCTCCATATATTAAATCGAGCACATCTTGTATGTCATCTTTCTTATTGATGAGGCCAAATATGACTTCGGAGTCGACTTCAACTGACTTATTTATTTTCTTAGCGACTATATCGTGATTCATTATAACCCCATTATGAGCCCCGATCACTTTTCCTATCGAAAACGGATGAGCGTTTCTAATGGATACTGTCCCATGTGTTGCGAATCTAACATGACCCATTGCAACAGTTGTATCTTTATCCACAGATCCCATTATTTCTTCCCAAGAATCATCGAGAATCAAGTCATCCGATGATTTTAATGTCTTATACAGCGAGCTTCCCTCCCCAGACATTATAGAAATCCCAGTCGAATCTTGACCTCTAATGACGGATTCATCTGTCAGATTAGTGAAAACATCCTTAATCCTGTTCATTTGTGAATCAGATTGCCATCCTTCTCGTTTGGCAAAACCAAATATTCCACACATTTATTTCTCCTTATCTTAGTTAACTGTTAATTTACGGAAGAAGTTATCATAACCTTCTAACAACATTAACAGTGGGGTTCCGCATCTCTTGAGAACCCCTTTTTCCCTTATATTCATCTATTCTTGAACTTAGGGGGTTGTACATCTCTATAATACCCATAACATCTAAGTAATCTTCGAGCTTTAGGTTATTATCTTCTAGAAACATATTCAATATTTTCTTATCTTTTGTGAGTAAATTTTTACCGAAATCTGTTATAGCTAAACAAAACTTAGTCCATTCAAATATTCTATTTGGATCTCTAGACCCTTCGTGATATCTATATTCAATCGTTCCCATATAGAATCTCGAATGTACATTTAAACCTCTATATCTTGATTCATTATATTTACTATCTGATGCCTGCGTTTTACCCATCTCTTCATACCAAAATTTGCATAATTCTCCCGCAGAAACAATCTTTAATAAATCTTTACTTTTAAAATCAGCCATTCTTTTAGAATATCTTTCAAATTCTCTAGATTGCGGAACCATCTGATATATAAAATCTTCCAATTTTTTTACTGTAAGTATTATACCTTTCATTTCACTTACCCCTAAATCAAGAGCATTAGTGTGAACATGAACACCACAAGAACCATCTGGTGATAGATTCATCTCCGATGCCCATTCGCAAGCATCCTTTATAGACTCCCCTATGTAATCTCCTATTTTCGGGGTCATAACCATCTCCACCCCACCTTCAGTCAAAGACCCATCGCTGACTATCCTCCAATCATTAGGCGGACAAAACTCTTCTACATCATCATCCTCATAACCTATAAGTTCTATTTCCAAAGATGCTGGTGTTTTGCTTTTATTCATCTCAAAGGAGTTCCCAGCATTATCTAAAAGCATCCTAGAAAGAAATTTGTCAGGTAACTTAGACGGAGGATTTGCCATATGACTCAAAGATACTCTGTCGTAGCATCGTAGACAATACCTACCTGCCCCGTGATAACCATCTGATGGGTTAGATACAGTTTCTTCATCGCATCCACTGCAAGTGAATACTTTCTGCTCAAAACATCTTGCACACCAAAAATTACGTCTGAAAATATATCTCGACATATGACTTATTGTGTAAGAATTATGACAGTCATAGCAAGTATAATTGGTTTCCTCCGCACAACTCCTGCAATAGCGATTGTAATTAGTTCCGTCAGTACTATAGAAATGATTATCAGCGGCGGCGTCTTCGCAGAGACCACAAATGTTTATCTGTCTATAAACAGATCTTAAACATGATCCAAATATCTTTACACAGTCTAATAATGTATCATCTGACAGTGGGTGCGATAAATAATCAGTATGTGTTAACACCTGTGGGGTATAACTTTCCTCATACCCCGCAAATATGTCTCCAAATTCATAGTATTGTTCTTCTTTTTTTGAAAATATAAGATCAGGAGCACCATCTATGGTTCTTATAATGTAGAAATAATCACCATACACAGAGTCCATGTCTAATATAGCTCCGCCTCTTATATCTCCCTTGTGCAAGGGCATAATAATAAATTCATATTTACTATATTTGCGAGTTATCGTATCATCAGTAATTATATTATATCTACGTATCCCCACATCACCGATTGATGTTATTTGTCCCCATCTGATCCCATCATCGTATCCTGCCCTAGGTGTTAATATAACCTTATCGCCTACTCTGGCTTTAACCCTTAAATTCATAGTCTATTTCTCCTTATCGTTGTTATAAATGGGAATAATACTGGTAAAGCTATTGTTATAAAATCTATTATTAAGTGGAGTATACCACCTCCGTGAGGACATATCATTTTTTATCCTCCATTTCTGTATATTTTATAAAATCCTTAAAACTTAAATTACTCTTCAACGCATAGCTTAAATCTGTTTGATGTATTCTCAAATAAATAGTCCCATCTCCGCCAATCATAATCACAGGATGGCTACATTCTATCTCTATAGGCTCATCTGGATATTTCTCAAATAACTCTTTGGGGTTCATATTAATATTTTCCTCTTTTTGCTTTCCTTATACCAAATTGCCCTGATCTGGTTAGATGTATATTGATTCGCACAGGTTTTAGAAAGACCAAACCTCTTCACCATCCATTCCACCAGTTGGGATTTATATATATGAGGGCATCTGTTGTGAAAATATCTAATCATCTGCGTAAGGTATCGCCGAGAACCCATTCAAGTGCCTCTACCCATCCTTTAGTAATTAAATAATCTACTGAATTAATATGGCTATCTGAGTCCAAAGGTATACTCATTTCTTCAAGAGCATCTTTTTCTTTATCTAATACACCACGTATTATCACTGTATCAAACGGCAGTGAATCGTGATTATATAGACATAAAATACTGCAATATGGATTTCCTTCTCTATCATATACGGTGTTTTTATCTACATCAATATCAGATACGCAATTCCAGCAAGATTCCATTATTTCCTCCAAAAGTGGTTATATAATTCCGTTATAAAAACTGTTAATATCATAGTCCCAAAAGCAAATGCCACCAGACCTATGCCTGCGATAAAGATAGACCCTGCTATCCTTACTATTCCATCTATCATCTTCGTTCTCCTATTCTAATTAGTCCGCTCGATGAGATTTGAACTCACATCCAATCTGCCATTCAGACGAGCGGTGATTATAGTTGCTTTATCTTTTCATCTATTCTCCTTAACTTGTAATTTCGATCTAAACTTTGAGCAGTTTTTTTTGTGCAAGTGATACTCAGCACTCTGGACACATATCATATATTGTTTAATACTGTCCATATTATGAAAGCCCAAACACAGCAAAGTAATATATATCCTGCTATTTTACCAAGTTCTTTCATACGGCCTCAAAACTTTTGGGTCTACTTTCTTCACCTTACGAGGAAAATATTTTCTATTTCCTAGTCTATGTTTTCTGACGCTTGCTTTAAATCTGATTGCTTCGTGACAGGCTTCTAAGTATTCTGTGAATATCCTAAAATCAGAATATTCCGTCTTTGTATCATAATCATAGAGGATAAAGGTTTGATTTCTGTATTGTGTCTTATTTTTGAAAATATCTATTATTTTCTCGCATAACTTCAACGAGGGCAATTCCATTATTGCACCTGTCGGTAAAGTCAGATTATATCCATTATCACTCGACTCAATCTCAAGTCGGATCGGTGGCAGATTAGTTTTGTTTCCCTCTATATATTTATCTATTTCTGTTCGCATTTAATCTCCATTTTATTTTATTTAGTTAGCTCATTTTATCTAATCTCTTAACAATTTTAGGCTTTTATATCTAATCTCCTAAAATTATTAGGTTTATTAGTCTGTGTACCCCAAAAGCCCCGCCAAATTAATGACGAGGCTTGTTTTCCCTAATACTCTACTTATTTTTTAGTCTTAAGAAAAGCATTGCTTCGGATCGCATATACATTGCCATTATACTCCCAAGTTTCGCACTCTTTCACGAGCTTTTGAATCTCACGGTATTTTTCCTGCGTTTCGTTTGGTGCATGGAGTATGTTTTTCTCCCTTTTTCCTTTTACCCTAAAATTCAAATCCTCAGGGTTTACACCACTCTCAACTAAACTATCCCAATTCGCTTGAGTGATAGGAGTTTTTTTATTTTCAACAGTCATTTTAGACCTCTTTTGTTAGTTAGCACTCCCCGTTTTTCGGGGCGTTTCTTATTATACGAAATAAAAATAAGAAAAGTTCCATAATAAATAAAATAAATTAAAATAATATAAGGATAACAAGACACAGAAGTCTTATTAGATCGGATCAGAAAATTATAAGAAGACACAGAAGTCTTATTTAACTATTAAATTGGGCCAATCAACTTCAAAGAAGACCAAGTTATCTTATATAAATACTATTTATAAATATATAATAGGATATTCATATCTTAAAATACGTTTTTTTCAACCAAAAAACCAAGAGCGAAACAATTCGGGAGGGGTGCGGAAAAATGCATAAAAGACAACCACACAATTTTTTCTATTTTTTTATATATAGAATATAATACAAATCAATCAACTTTCATAGATTTTTTTTAGTTTTATGATTATCTGGTTAGTAGCTCTAACCACTTGGGGTGTGATATAATATAGATATAGGTCTATTTGCAATTCTTTGCGGTCTAAACGGGACTTTTATGATTTCTTGGTATATAGATACCAATATGTAGTTTTTTCAACTAATTTGGACGAATTTGGGATTTATCTTTAATAATACGTTTTTTCTTATTTTTAAAAATTTTTTCGTAATTTTTTTTATATGCGGTTCTATCCGTCGTTCTATCCCTATCTCCTTTCCCACTCATTGCAAAACCTTTCTTTTTGCATATACGTTAGTATATGTTTTTCTTTATTCTTATACGATAGTATAAGAAGTAAGAGAGTATATATAATATATATATAAGAGCCCTATTGCTTAGTTCTACTTATAATTTAAGGGAAAAAGGGTACTTTGTCAAGTCTTTTTTTTATTTTCTTTAAAAAAGTTTTTTAAAATAGTATTAGGAAAGTTGTTTGGTGTGTTATATATTCTTGCTATGATTGAAGATAGAAAAATCTAAGATGAAAATAAATCTAAAGAAAAAGGCGACTAAGCATTGTGCGAATTGGGATAATGGGAAATGTTTAGGGTGCATGTTTGGTAGAGATGGGGACAATAATCTTTTCTTTTACATGGATAGTGATTATTCTGGAAAGGGTTGTAAGGTAAATGAAGGGTGTGATTACTTTGATAATATAGTCGTACCGGGGATAAAGGAAAAATAGAATGGCTAAGATGACACCGGAAGAAGCGGTACTAAGACCTGTTAAGTTTATTGAAGATATAATAAACGAAGTTAAGAATAAAGAACATGGTTATGAACCTACGGTAATGAGTACAACAGTTCCCGCATATGGGAACGGGAAGAGAGAATATGAAGAAATCGACAAAGAGAATGAAGAAATCGAGAAAGCGTGTGCTAAACATCGGCGGGCACGATTACAAGGTAGTATACATGGACGGCGAAAAAGAAGGCCGTGAAGGTAAATACTTGCTTGGGGTTAATGACCCGCGCTCGTGTGTGATTAAATTAGATAAACAAATGAACACATCTAGGAAGATGGAAACATTCTTACATGAGGTAATCCATGTAATATTCAATAATACCGGTTGTGCGCACGATGAGAATACAATTGAATGTTTGGCAAATGGATTTCATCAATTAGGCGTAGGAGAATACTTGTGGCGAAAGATAAAGTAGAATCGATATTAGATGAAGCTAAGTACTTGGTTAATGGTGCTCGTGGTAAAAACTACGGGCATCCAATCGAGGATTTTAGTAAGACGGCTAAAATGTGGTCTGCAATTTTGGATACTAAAGTTAGCCCTCAGGATGTTGGTTTGTGTATGGTGGCGGTAAAGTTAAGTAGGGAAGTGAATAAACATAAGCGTGATAATTTGGTAGATATAGCTGGATACGCTTTAACGGTACAAATGATTGAGGATTATCGGTGAGATTAATACTCTTATGGTTTGAATCAATATTGTTGAAAATGTTATTTTTCGTAATAAAGCGAGGAAAATAGTATGAAGTGGTCAAATGATGAAATCGAAATAATAAGTCAATATAGGCGTACAATGAAAAGTGTCCGTAATATATGCTATGATTTGGATAATGCGGGCTTTATGCGCACGTACAAATCGGTAACACGTAAAATTGAGTCTATGGGGTGGACTAGGCCTACGGATGTTAGTGACTTGACAGTATTACCTAAAATATTAATGTTTGACATAGAAACAACGCCAATGCCGGTATGGGTATGGGATTTTGGCAAACAATACGTCCCGCCCACAAATTTGATGAGAGATGACGCTGGACACCAAAAGTTTTGGTATATTTTATCTTGGTCGGCAAAATGGCTTTATGACGAGGTAGTGTTATCTGATGTGCTTACACCAAAGGAAGCCGTAGCGGGTGATGACTCAAGGATACTTAAATCCATATGGGAATTACTTGATGAAGCGGATATAGTGGTGGCACATAATGGTGATCGCTTTGATATTAGGAAACTTAATGCAAGATTCATATTGAACGATATGTTGCCTCCCGCACCTTACAAGTCAATAGATACCTTGAAGATTGCGCGAAAGGAATTTGCGTTTAGTTCGAATAAGCAAGACTTCTTAACTAAATACTTCGGGTTGGCGGAAAAACTAAATACCGAATTTCAACTATGGATAGATTGTATGAATGGTGACAAAGCGCGATTGCAAGAAATGCTTGAATACAATAAACGTGATGTTGTGGGATTGGAACAAGTATATCTTAAGTTAAGACCATACATTAGAAACCATCCAAACTTAGGTGTCCTTATGGATGACGATGTTTGCCCAACTTGTGGGAGCGAAAGCTTGTCCCCTATATTGGCTACCTATTTTACAAGTGCTAATGAATTCCCGGTGTACCGATGTGGTGGTTGCGGGTCTCCATTTATAAGAAGTAAGACTAATATGAATGTTAACGGAACCGAACTTAGGAGTATAGCTAGATAAAAAACACTTGACTTTTGGGTGTTTTAAGCTTATATTACAGTATGGTTAGTAGAAAAATAAAAAATGTCTTACATTTTGGATATAAGAACAAAAGAGAATTTGAAGAATATAATCCGAATGTAGGACTTGTCGACGATTGGCGGAACGGCGAAGAAGATCAGTGGGTAAAAGCCGATGATGGACAAATCTTCCAAGTTTTAAGGCGCGGTGAACTAAGACATCCGAGTACAAGAAAACTTATGAATCATTATATAAGAACTATCTTGGGTTCTTTTGTATGCTCTAAAGGTGCTGTAATGGATGGTGAATTAAGGGAGAATATATATTCTTTTGGTATTGTATCCAGACTAAAACCACATGAGCATTATATGACTAAGAAGCAATTAACATCAAGAGAGTTTCTTTTTGCGAAGTATATTGTTAAGGGTGATGGTATAGCGGAGGCGTATATGAAGGCATTCCCGACCAACAAGGAAGGGCATGCCGAGCATCGTGGGAAGAAGTTAATTAAAACTGATAGGATACAAAAAGTGATAAGAGAAGAAGTAGATAAGGTTCTAAATGAAGCGGATATAACTCCGTTGTATTTGCTAGAGAAGATGCGAGCCATCGTAGACAAGGACGAATCACAAGACAAAGACAAGATCTCAGCAATCAAAACATTAATGCAAATTAGTGGTATGATGGATACTGAAAAACGGTCTGAATCAATAACATTATTTCAAGGGTTTACAAAGGAACAACTGGATGCTATCTCAGAAGGTGGTCAGAGAAAACTCATCGAAGCTTCGCAAGAAGTTGAAAAATAAGAATTGTGTCATTTGCGAATTTCCAATGATGGATTATTCGTCTATTTGGTATGATTTGGATGAAGAAAATTTACATGTGCAATGCTCTGAATGTTTTACTTTGTATGATAATGAACTTGAAATAGAAATGCCGGGGTTGATATATCGATATGGAGATGCTTGAATACATGATGACTGCTGTATGCGGTCATGATATAGACACTGAATGGTTTGAAAGTACCGAAGGGGAAATCATAATAAGGGACTTTGATTCTAAGGGTGATAGGATGGCTTCTTATTGCGTTGTTTGTAAGGATTGCTTGACCATGTATAGCGGAATAGAATTAGAACCTTCGGAAATAGAACCTTGGTTAGAAGGGACATTAGACTATGCGATCTGAAAAATTAGCGGTATATGGGACATTAAGAAGGGGATCGGACAATAAAGGTGTAGTGGAAAATACTACGCTTGTATATCCCGGGCACACAAGGTTCCCCGCTGTAATTTATAATGAAAAAGGTAAAGGGACAATTGTAGAAGTTCTTGATGTTACCAAGGAAGATTTAAATACATACGATATGTATGAAGGGGTCAAGTCTGGGATGTATAGACGTGTACGAACGAATGTAAAGATGGATGATGGGGGAAAAGAACGTGCTTGGTTGTATGTAGCGGGGGATTTATTGTTAGCCAATGAAACTGTGTTCGAGGTGATAGAAGGAGGTGATTGGAATAAGCGACAAGATAGAAATATTTAATATAATACCAAATGACCTTTCAGAAAAAGAAAGGGTTTTGGAATTAGCATCTAAGGATTTAGTCACTTTTGGTCAATTGTTTTTGTCCGAAGATTTCATGAAAAGCACACCTGCCCCATTCCATTATGAATTAGGGGGTCTCTTATTAGATGAATCTAATAAGCGTATATGCGCTATTATTCCTCGCGGGCACGCAAAGTCAACTTATGTAAAAGCATCGCTTCTTTATAAATTGTTTTTCAATCCAAAAGAAAAGCGTGAGTTTATAGCATTTGTATCGGAAGAACAAAGTCAGGCGGTAGATCATTTAAAATATATTAAATCGCATATAGAATTTAATCCTGCATTTAATTATTATTTTGGTGATATTGTCGGGAAGAAGTGGACTGAAAAGGAAATAACCACCTCAAAGGGTGATAGAATTATATCCAAAGGCACTACGCAAAGATTGCGCGGTAGATCGGAACTTGGTCTACGGTATACTAAAATTGTACTTGATGACTTTGAATCCGAATTGAACACCAAAACACCCGAACGTAGGATGGAAATTAAAGAATGGGTTATGTCTACTGTTATGCCCGCTTTGGAAGAATCTAAAGGTAATGAAGGTTCGGTATGGTTGATTGGGACGATTGTACACTATGATTCATTTTTACAATCAATATATGATGGATATTCTAACGCGATTGATGCTGATGAAGATTATACTTGGGATGTGATATTTAGAAGGGCTATTGAAGATGGGAAAGCCTTGTGGCCCGATTACTTTAATAAAGAAAAATTAAAAGAAATAAAGCGCGGGTATATAGAGCAGGGGCTTACGCATAAATTTGCACAAGAATATATGAATGATGCGAGAGACCTTGATTCTGCAAAATTTAAAATAGATAGGATTAATTACTATGACGGTAGGTTTGAATCTAAAAACAATCAAGCCTATGTCGTGACCAAGGAAGATGCTATCCCGATTAATGTGTATATGGGTGTAGATTTGGCTTATGAATCATCTGCGCAACATGACTATCAAGTGATAATGGTGGTGGGGATAGATAGCGATAAGAATTTTTATATACTTGAATACTTCCGCGAACACTTCCCTTTGTACGATATGCCAAAAAAGATATTTGAATGGGCTAAGATGTATCAACCTTTGCGCAGGGCCAATGTGGAACACGTAGGGGCTCAAGGTGTGATTAGAGATGCCGTGAATGCTTTGGAGGGTAAAGATAGGAAGATGGCGCCGGGGATAGCTATGGGGGTTAGACCACCAACCGGCATAAAGAAGGAAGATAGGATAGAAGCCACATTATGCCCTATCGTTAATAGAAAGAAATTATATATTAAAAAACAACACCAAGAATTGGTAGATGAAATGTTTCATTTCCCAAAAGGCAAGAACGATGACCTGCTTGATGGCCTTTGGTATAGTGTAATTAATGCACGCTCGCCTATTAGTAATAAGTTTGATGCTTCCGATTTTGAGTCTAATGTGGAGGAGAGAGCACAAAAAAAGACCGTAAAAAGATTAAGAAGTTGGATGACAGGTCAAAGGATTTGAAAATAATTAAAAAAACTCTTGACAAACTATGCATTTTCGCTTATATTATAAGTATAAGATAATTTTGCAAAATCGGGAGAATTGATATCGCACACTCTGCAGAGAATCCGGAATCAAAGAAAAACCAAGAATTATGGCGTAGATGGCGGGATGCAAGAACTGACTGGGACACGGAAGCCCGTGAAGCAGTAGATTTTGTACTCGGGAATCATTATACGAAAGAAGAATCAGAGGCACTACAAGAGGTAGGGCAAGGTGACTTCGTTATCGACAGAGTATACGCTGCAGTCGATAAATTGAAATCATTATTGACTTCTAAGAATCCAAAATTTTCTGCTATCGGCAGGGAAGATTCAGATAATAAATTAGCCACTGTCTGGAGGACTATACTTGAATATGTATGGGATATATCGGATGGTGATATGCAGTTTAAGAATGCAGTCCACGATTATGCCGTATCAGGCCTTGGTTATTTTTACGTATATACCGATCCCGAATCAGATTTTGGGCGCGGTGACATAAAGTTTACATATGTAAATCCTTTCAGGATTTATGTAGACCCCGCATCCCGAGATAGATATTTCGATGATTCATCATCGATGATATTATCAACTATACTAACAAAAGATCAAATACTTAATTTATACCCACAATTACAAGAATTCATAGACGATATAGATTCAATGAATGATGAAGAAGATTATCCTTCTTCTGGCAAGAAGAATACTTCTATGTCATTTACACCCGATGTGGTCAAAGATAGTGACCGTGGTGGCTTTGAAAGATATCGCATATTAGAAAGATTTGAAAAGGTAAAAGTACCTTTTTATCGTTTATTCAATAAGCAAAATGGTGAAGAAAAAGTCGTTAGCTTAGATGAATACGAACAAGTCTTAGAACAAAATTCACACCTTATCGAGTCGGGGTTGGTTGAAGCAGTAGAAGTCCTACAAACACGCATTAGAAACGTGGCAACCGTGGGTCAATACTTGTTATATGATCAGGTTTTAAACTGTGACATATATCCTATAATCCCAGTCCCGAATATTTGGACTAATACTCCATACCCCAAGTCAGATGTAACAAAAGTCAAGGACTCCCAACGTCTTATAAACAAACTATTTTCCTTGACACTAAGCCACGCGCAATCTTCTGCCGGACTAAAGTTATTAGTCCCAGAAGGAAGTGTTGATGATGTGGGCGAATTAGAAAGAAATTGGGCAAACCCAAATGCAGTTATTGAATATAACCCAGAATTTGGTGAACCACATTTCCCATCGCCCCAACCATTGGCTGCTGAATTTTATCACCTAATCGATAGGGTGGAACATTATATAGATTTAAATTTTGGTATCCCAGAACTTATGCAGGGGTTTAGGGAATCTGCCCCTGACACGGTGCGTGGTACGGCCATGCTATCCGAAATGGGCGAGAGCCGTGGTAAATCCAAACTTAGGGATATCGAAGGAAGTTTAACCCGATTAGGCAAGTGTATATATGCTATGTCTAAGGGACATTATAACTTCAAAAAGACTTTTAGAATCGTACAGCCAAATAATGACTTGACCGAATTTACGGTTAACAGTAGGTTGTATGATGACAAAACTAACGAATTGGTGTCTATTGAAAATGATATTGCAATAGGGCAACATGACGTTCGGATTATATCGGGTTCAACGTTACCATCAAATAAGGTGGCCGAATACAATATGTATTTGGAAGCATATAAGTTGAACTTGGTAGATGATGTCGAGGTTTTAAAGAAAACAGAAATCTTTGACAAAGAAGGCGTTTTACAACGTAAGGGCATGATGGCACAAATGCAGTCATATATACAACAACTTGAAGGTCAATTAAAAGACATTACCGGTGATTTGCAAACGGCAGAACGTGAAAGCGTACATGCTAAGAAGCAAGTTATCGCTGAAAAATTCAAGACCAATCTTAATGAGGTTGTCACGGAAGCAAAGTATAAAGAACGTGTCAATCTTAACAAGATGGAAAGTGTGATTGATAAAGCTGATTTTCGTGCTAAACAAACGGAAAAAGCGCAAGGCAAAAAGGGAGCCTCGAGTTAGAGGCGTTAATGGTATTTAATAACAGTTAAGCCCTATCGGAATATCGAAAGGTAGAGTCCGGGAGAATAGGGAGATTGGAAAAATAATGGAAGACCAAAGACAAGAAGATACTGGCGTACCCAGTTATGAAGACAATTTAGCAGAAGGGAATCCGAATGATCGGGTTCAATTGGCTAATGTAGATGAATTCGCATCCGACGTTCAACCAGAAGAGGTAACTCCGGCGACACAGGCGCCAAGTGTACTTACGGATGAAGGTAACGAAGGTGGTGTTGAATACGGGACTGATTGGGAAGCGGAAGCTAAGAAGTTTCAATCGATGTATGATAAGACGAAATCTGAATATGATGCATTGAGCTCTGATAGCGCGTCTTTAGATCAAATGCGTGAATTAAAAAACGTATTAGAACAAAGACCGGATATTGTAGAAGCTATTAGGGGGAAACTTGAAGGTAACGCAGAAGCCAGCGGCAGGGGTGATTCAGGTCAATTAGACGAATCATCTTTTGACCCTTGGGAAGCTTATTACAAACCTGAGAGTGAATCGTATAAGATGCGGTTAGCTCAGGAAAGAGCTCTTGTAGATGAAGCCGTCGGAGGACATATGGCGGAATTGCAAGGGCAGGTTGCTATGCAAAATTTAAGAAATGAACTTAAGTCTAAGTATAACATGGAAAGCGATGAAGAAATTGGTAAATTTATTGAATTTGCTACGAACCCTAGGGATGAACTCCCCATCGATTTATTAATTGATGTCTATAATAAACATTATGGGAAGGGTGCGGAAATGCCTTCATCGGAAAATATGGAAGCTACTAGACAGGCTCAGGCTATGCCAAGGCCAGCAGGTATCTTACAGGGTGGCGAACCACCGCGTAAGAGTGAAAATGACGCTGCTTGGGATAGGATTCTTAACGCTAGCAACAGTGGACGAATCCCATAAAAATAATAATGGAGGCTATATAAATGGCTATTACACAAGGGAATAAACTCTCTAGTAACATTACTGCATCGACCACAAGTGCCGGTGTAGGCCAAGCTCCAGATCGTCGTAGGTTATATGATTTTTCAGATAAAGTTTCAGAACTTGCTCCTGAAGAATCCCCATTTTTCGCTTATTTGTCAAAAGTGGCTAAAGTGCCTACAGATGATTCTTTGTTTCGATTCTTAGAAAATCGTTCAAAGATTGACTGGACGTCTCGTAATTTCTACATAGCAGCAAGTGCAGGAGCAATCGGCACTGTAGTAGCAGGTAGTGATTACAGTTTTCGCGTAGATGACGGTGCGGGAGCATCTGTCAATTGGATGGGTAAAGGTATGGTATTCTCAGTGAATACTGTAGACTCAACCGCCGGTTGGGGACAATCGCTTTTTAGAATTGAAAGTTCTGTAACCGACAATACTACGTATACTTCTTTTTCAGCTAAATGTATTGACACATCTGGCGTTTCCGGTTCCAACGTTGTTGCCGAAGATGACCAATGTCAAGTAATTGGTACTTCCTTTGGTGAAGGTACTGGTTCACCCGATGCATGGTCAAGCGAGATTGAAGATGACTATGGATACACGCAGATTTTTAAAACTGCTGCTGAAATGTCTAACACAGCTATCGCTACACGATATCGCGGTTATGCAAACGAATGGGAACGCATTTGGGCGTTGAAACTTCGTGAACATAAGGTTGATATTGAACGGGCTATGCTTTTCGGCCAACGTGCTCGCGTTGGTGGAGTACAATACACAGAAGGCCTTGTAGGTCATATTGTTAAAAACTCTACACCAAGTACGGCTGATGCAGCATTATCTTACACATCTGGGGCAGCTTACTATCGTAGTTCTACTCAAGCCGAGTTAACTTATGATAGACTGCTTTCTGATATGGAAGTAATGTATGACCCAGCACGCGGTGGTAGTGCTGATAAATTAGTTTTGGCTAGTTTACCAGTAATTACATTCTTTAACAAATTAGGTTCAGGCGCATTCTTAGATTCAAGTGTGGCTTATTCCGATAGTGCTGTTGCTTATAATTTTGATAAGCGTGAAGGTCAATTTGGTCATAAGATTATGACTATTGAAACTATTCATGGTGCAATGCACTTAGTTAAAGAACCTCTTTTCCGTGGTGTTTCAAGTGGTTTCATGCTGTTTGCCGACATGGGCAAACTTTCTTACCGTCCATTGGTCGGTAATGGCTTAAATCGTGATACCAATATTGTAACTAATGTTCAAAGCGCAGATGAAGATTTACGTAAAGATATGATCTTGACCGAAGCCGGTCTTGAGATTTCCTTGCCTGAATCACATGCACTTTATAACATTGAAAGCTTATAAGGGGGTATAAGATGAGAGCAAAAAGACACGAAGCTAATAGTGGTGATTACGACAATTCAAATGTAAAATTACTAGCGGTATCAGCACCTTTTTCCGCATTTGCGGATGGTGGCTCTACCGTTGGTACTTATGCTTCAGACATGACCTTACCGGTTGGGTCTGTAGTATTATATTCATTTATTGATGTAACAGCTGCATTTTCTGGCGACACGAGTTGTGCTGTTCAAATCGGTGACGGTTCTGATGCAGATAGATTTAATAAATCTTCTGATCCATCAGCGTTTGCTGCCGGTAACATTGACGGCGGAGTTCCACAGGGTGTCCAATTCTGTAGCGCGGCTACAGCAATCACTTTAACGGCTACTGCAGGTTCCGATTGGGGCGCAGTGAGTTCTAGTGCTGATATGACTGTATACCTTGTTTACGTTGACCCTAATGTTAGTGTATCAATATAATCCAAATCAATAAGGATTAATACTTAGAACGGTATGGGGTTAGGTTAAAAAAGCTTAACCCCGAATGTTCAAAAATTTAAAGGAAAATTATGGCAAATTACAATACTACGACAAGAGTTATAATCAATGAACCAAGTGTTGCCTCGGATTCTACAAGCGGTTCTTTGGCTAAAGAATTAAATGATTATTTAGAAAGCGTAGACGATTCAAAGACGATTAGATCAATACATAGCGCACAAATGCGTGATGGTAGAATTATTACCGTCATTATTCATGATTCTTGATGAATTGTCAGCATTGCAATAAGGATAATAAGGGTGGTTGGTTTTATTGCAAATCTTGTGGGGGACGAGCACATCCACCTAAATTTACTACAAATTCATGGATGCGGTCTGATATAACCGCACAAAGTAAAATGGAATTTTCAGTTCAATCAATGGACGATTCTGTTAAGAAAATGAATGATGCGAATGGTAGTAATAAATTAAAACAATTAGGGATTAACCCGCTATAGCGGTAAAGGGAGAAGGAATTACTGATGGCTGGTACATTAAAAGTTAAAATACAAGAAGATATTATACTTGATAATCAGGACTATGGCTCTAAAAGAGTATTAGAGATTGCCAGTATAAATGAGGTAATGAAAAGAATCGTTACTTGTGCGGCTAGTCAAACAACAACTGTTGCCGTATTTAACTCTAATGCATATGGAGCGGCAGGTGCTGTTGATATTGAAGATTCAAAATATATAAGAATTACTAATTTAGATAGTTCCAATGCAGTTGAATTAGCTGTTGTTGGAGCGGCTACTTTGTATCAAGTAAATTTAGCGGCTGGTCAAAGTCATATTCTTGGAAGCGCTGATGGTTTAATGTTATCAGAAGCAGATACAAGTCCAAGTTTTGGTACTATGGCTGATTTAGGAAGTATACAAGTAAACCCCGGTGGTAACGCAGTTGATGTTGAATTATTTATAGCGAGTGCATAATGGCGACTTTTGAAGCACAGATAGAAGGTTTAACTAGTCTTTCAATAGATGGTAGCAGTGCCCCAACTCAAACCGAGTTAACTCAATTTCTTACCGATGGGGCTAAGGAAATTATCAATGTATTGCCTCCCAATCTGGTAGATTTATGTTCATCCTCGCAGTCTTTTACATCTGGAACCGCAAGTACATTAAATACTGGTAAAGTTCTCCGTGTATTTAGAAGTGATGGTGATATCAATCAGCCGTGCAGAAAAGTTGATGCCATGCAGAAGGGACGTCTTTCAGATAGTGAAGATATGAGTTACGCTACTATTACAGACCCAGTTTATTATATAGAAAATAATAGTTTAGATGTTTTACCTGTCGGTGGTTCTGTTACGTATTCAGAAGTTCAATATCCATCTGTAGCCTATGGGGATTCGGCAATATCGGTATTCCCAGATGAAGCTGAATATTTAGTCCCATTATATGCAGCTGTTAAATCATTACAGAATGCCATGGGTAATAAGACCGGCGATTTACCAACTGATTTATCAATTACTGCTGTTCCTCCAGATGTACCAAGTTTAACTACAGTTACTTTTGCAAGCACTGATTCAGATTTAGACGCTTCGGCTCCGACATTTACAACTGCAGTCGTTGCAGCTGCTGGGGTATTAGGGACTACAAGTGGATTTAATGCTTATCATCCTTTATCAGATTTAGGAGATAGTGACCCGGGTGTTTTAACTATTAGTGTATCAGCTCCTAGTGTAGCAATAATTTCCACGGGGGTGACTACTACTGCCGCAGCTGATATAGCTTCAAATGCTCCTGCATATACTCCTCCCGTTATAACTAATGCTGCAGATGGTTCTTTTGCTGAAGAAACAAACCAAGATATAACTGAAATGAGTCGGGCTGCATGGGCATCATTAGATTATGATTTTGATAACGAAAATATAGATTTTTTAAAGTGGTTTCAAGTTGCTGGTGATTTTATACAAAATGGAGAAGATACTGAATTAGCAGCTGCTCAATTACAGAAGATAAATACATATATTTCAGCTTATCAAACAGCTATGCAAAATAAATTAAATGATTTTAATGAGGCTAATGCTAAATATCAAGCTAGCGTACAGGCTGAAATGCAAGCGCAAAAACATCTTGCAGCTGAGAATACACAAGAAGCCACTCAAACTATGGAGGCTTTAATACAAGATACTCAACTAGAACTTCAAAAGTATCAAGCTCAAGTAAATGATGAAGTACAAGAATATTCTCAGAAGTTAGCTCGTTATCAATTAGAATTAAATACAACATTACAAGCATGGCAGAAAGAATATGATGCTTCTATACAAGAATCTTTACAAGAACTCCAAGTGGCTAATCAAGTCAATATTGCATCGGGACAAGCTGCTTTGCAAGTTGCAATAGATAATGAGAATAGAAGCCAGCAAAGACAATTACAAAATGGTGTTAATGATATGCAGGCTATTGTAGCTAATAATCAAGATTTAATATCTAAGTATAAATCTGAATTGCAACAGTATCAAGCTGAAGTAAATGCAGAAGTTCAGGAGTTTGCAAACAATATTCAAAAACATACGGCAAACTATCAATGGCTTGACAGTCAATATCAGAAACTTTCAGTTGAATATCATCGTGGGGTGCAAATGTTGATGGGTGGTGGGATAGCTCCACCGCGACAATAGGAAATAATGGGAAGAAATGGCTAACGAGAAAATAAAATACTCAAACGGATGTTCTCCGCAGGAACTTGATTCTACAAGTGCGAGATGGTATCAAGATAGTGATGTTGGTACGAAGCTTTCTGGTAGTGCTAATGTTTCAATGGGGAGTGGAACTTTAACATATCAATCTTCAAAAGAGATTACAAGCGCGGAATCAGCTTTAAGTAGTAAAGATTTTGTTTTTGTTAGAAATATTAGCGGTAGTGATGTGAAAATATCACTTGATAATGGTTCTAATTATCTTGTTCTGTTATCAGCTGGTGAGTCTTTTGCTTCCGAACTTGATTCGTCTGTAGCTGCTGTTATTATT